ACTTTCTTACCTCGCGATGCGTGAACCTTGCGATAAGGGATAGACGGGTCAACTTGGCGCAATAAGGCTTCGATCATGTCGCCACCGTTATTGGCTTCACCGATGACTCGATCGCATTTATGCTTGCGATACATCTCGATTGCTTTACGCGCCCACGCTTCAGGTGTGCCTCTCATTGATGCGTCTTCGATAATGTAGTAATGCCCGTCAGGTGTCGCACCGGCTACGACGATTCCAGTCTCATCTGATGACTCACCGCTCGTCACCGCAGGGTCGATCGCTACTACGCATCGGTAGTAAGGCGGAGCATCTTCGGGCTTGATTCGAGCATCTTCAATAAGAGCGCGAGTCCATAGGGCTGAGTCTGATTCGTTGAGCAGTTCGCCGTAGAGTTCTTGTCTGCCCATTCGAGTTCCTGCATAGCGCGCCTGTAATTCAATAAGGGCTTGCGGGGCTAAATTGTTGGCATTATCAAAGGTCGAGCCTCTAACGACTTTGACGCTTCCGTCAGTTCGATTGACGAGGCTACGAATCAATGGCACAGGGCGCGGGGTTGTAGTCACAACGGTTCGAGGATGGCTTCCAAGACGCATTCCGAACTGAAGTTGATCCCAAGTGTCCGGATATCTCCAAGCGGCTAATTCGTCGCACCAAGCCCCATGATGCTGAGGTCCACGAAGACGATCAGGCTCGTCAGCTGAGAAAAGTTTGATCTTTGAGCCGTTGGTCAAAGTGATAGCACCCTGAGTTCGGTTATATTCTTGCAACGAGCCGTAATCTCTAAGAATGTTGATAATGCCCGATTCGCCTTCAGCGCAGACATCGCGCACATCGCCAAAGGTCGGCGCAACGATCGCCCAGCGTGTGTTGTTGTGGGTCGTCGCTTCCCATGCTAGCCACTCAGCGGCAGTACGAGTCTTGCCAGCACCGCGACCTGCTAAATAGAGATAGATCGACCAGTCATCGTCTTCAGTCGGTAACTGTTCCGGTCTCGCTAGGTCGTTCTCCCACGCTATCCGTCGATCCTGAAACTTCTCGTATAACTTGGATAATCTCGCGTGTTCTCTGTCGTAGAAGGTTTCCATCGTAACTTGTCACCTCCACCTCAGTTTTGACTGGCATATCGATTCCGTAAAGTTTTGCATCGCGCTCTAATATCTTCAGCATAACCTTAATTGCTTCAAGATCGCCCTTTACAACATCAGGCCATATTGCGGTCAAAGCGACTTCAAGCCTCTGTTTGTGTAGTTCACGCATCTCGGCGTTGATAGCGTCATCGCGCATACGCTCCATTGCTCGCTTAAATGCAGCTCTAGCACCTGACTCGTCAGCGTAATTTAACCGTTTAGCGATCTGATCAAATGTCGCACCGCCTTGACGGTATTGAACGACCTGTCGCTCTTTCTCAAAGAGAGCAGGGTCAACAGAGATTACATTCGGATTGTTTTCACTCATTGTCGGATTACGGTATCAGTTCAGAGCGGTTGGCAAGGATTGCACTTGCACCTCGACAACGGAATTGTCGCGGCTCGCTATTGAGCCTTCAACCGCAGATGGATAGGGTAAAGATAACGCATTGACGCGCTTTCGCATATTTCTGTCTAACGGGTATAGATAGCGATGCTTTGACGAGCCTTTCACTTCCTGAGCGTTAGGGTCTAAGACTTGTTGCGCCCATGTAAGAGCGTTTTTAGCGTTTGTCTTGATTGGGTGAGACTTGCGCTTGGCTCGAAGCGATCTGCCGTGTATGCGCTCGCCGTTGACGATGTATTCATCAGCTGAAAGAGAGCAACCGTTGTATATCCAGTTACCCGCTTGATAGATGCCACCCTTGTGATTCTGCTCAGGGTCGGCGAAACTGATGATCAAGCGAATTCCGGGGTTTTCTGCCTTTAGTTGCTTAATGCTCTGAGCAACGATTTGGCTCACAGTCGCTTCATGCTTAGTCAACGCCACACGGACAAGTTCGCATATCTCGATCTGTTCAAGACCGTAAGGTTTGCCCAAGTCTTTGTTCGCGCCTCTGCCATAAATTACTGCACCGATAAACTTGTCGTTCTCCCATACGCCGTACTTGACGAGTTTGCCAGCCGGCATTGCTTGAGAGTAGTGCCAATTCATCACCGCGTATTTAGCGGCATCAAATGAACAAGGTGCGACGACTAGGCTCATACTGGCTCGATCTCGCCCTTTGCGCCTACACGCCATTCAAATGAACATTGCGGGCACATATTTGGCTGACTTTGATCTAAGCGCGGTTGCTCGATGTCTTCGGGCTTGAAGTCAGGCAAAACAGGTTTCTCAAAACCGAGCAGATCGATGTTCCAACCCATCTGATCAAGATCAGCAAGTTGATTCGATAGCGCGATCTCATCCCATTCAGCCAATTCAGCTGAGCGATTATCAGCGAGCGCATATGCCTTTGCCGTGTCGGCATCCCAATCGGTCGGCACTTCGCTTATCTCGATCTCTTTCCATCCAAGAGAGCGCGCAGCTTCTAGTGTTCCGTTGCCGGCAATCACTACGCCGTTATGTACGACGATCGGCTTGCGTTGTCCGAACTTGTCTAGACTTTCGGCGATTGCATCAAGATTGCGCTTGGAATGCTTTCGCGCGTTATTCGGATCGAGGCTTAGCGTCTCGATTGCTACTGTTTCCACCTTCATTGCTGATTGCCTCTAATCTAGCGTCTAATAATGAATCCAATTCGCCCATCAGAAACGCCTTACGCTGATGAGTGAGCCTGTTCCCATATCGATCTTTAAGCATTACGGCAAGGTGAGCAATCGCCTCGTCAATATCGGCGAGCGTAATCACTTCCTTGTCGATGATCATGTAGTTATTTTAGCGTTTTACGGTTCTCCCGTTTTTCTTTATACGCCTTTACATCGTCAGCAAGATAGAAGACCGCCTTGCCCTCTTTCTTCACCCATGCGATTGTCTTGCGATATTGCAACTGGCGAAGATTGTTGATCGTAATGCCTAAATGCTCAACGACCTGTTGCGATGTCCAAAGTTCTTCTACCACGACGGCACATCCTCAACCTGTGTGAACTGCGATGCGTTTGTAGTTACTTTGCGTGGCTTTGTGTAGAAATCTGTCCCGGAGATTTCAAGGCTTGTCTTTGTCTCGCCGTCTTTAGTTTTATATGTTGACTGGCTAAGTCTTCCTACAACTGCAATGCGATCGCCCTTTTTAAGATTCTCAATAACTGCATCTGACTTAGCGTTCCAAAATGTCACTCTGAACCAAATTGTTTCGCCGTCTTCGTACTGCCCGTTAACTTTCTTGCGAGGCGTATGAGCTAAAGAGAATGACGCTAATACTTCGTCCTTCAACATTTTGATTTCAGGGTCTGAGCCTAAATTGCCTTCGATGATGATCTGATTCATTTATGTGCCTTTCTTGTAGGATTGCTTACATTACACCTTCTCGATGCTTCCGTCATTTTTGAGAAGTACCCAATTGCCATTTGGTTGCAAGAACGGCTCTGTCTCAGGGTCACTCCAACTGCTCACCATCCAACCCTTGTCAGTCGCCATTGATGGGTTTTTGTGAATTGAATGAGTTCCAAGATTGTGACATTCGTGGTGAACGCGGATGAGATTGGCAACCGAGTCTTTGCCACCGCGTGATTTCAGTTTTCTATGGTGCAATGCCATAGATTCGAGAGCAGGATTACCGCAAGTTTCACAGTAATTTCCCGCTCTCGCCTCTACGAGTTCAACAATTTCTTGTTTCAATACCAGCCAAATCTCTGTTCGTGTTTCCAAGCCGCACAAGGCGACCCGTATCTGCGAGAAATATAGTGCAAGCCGTAATCGACTTGCTTGATTGGGCTGGTGGGTTTGAATTCGAAATTGTAATTCCCCCAAGTCGTCGGCAGAAATTGGGCTATGCCAAATGCGCCGGATGACTTATTGAGAGCTTTTGAATTCCAATGCGATTCTTGCGTCCAGAGTTTGTCTAAACACGCGAATTCGACCCTATTCACTACTTTCATGTGAGCGTAGAGTTTTGGGTGCATTGAGAATCTGACGCTTTGATGCGGAGCATTTGCCGCTTGCGCCGTTACTGTCTGAAAAGATCCCACCAAAATGGCTACTGCAAGGATCTTCCCCCACCCTCTTATTGGGCGACCTTACCCCGTTCTGAACAGAAGGAGCAGACTGTTGCCACCCAGAGCTGAACACCGCAAGCGCGGCAACGGTTAATCTGTGAATCATCCATTTTCGTACATCCTTTCGGGAGATAGCGGACTGATCTAGTTTATACCTTAGCCCCTGATGACGGTCAGGGGCAAGGCTCTGATTGCTCGTATTGAGCGAAATTTACTTACTGCCGCCCCAGCCGTCGCCTTTGAACGACACTCCAAACGAATTGAATATGCGCTCTACTTTCCCGCAACATTCAGGCAATTCGGGCGTGTCGTGAATTGATGCAGCTACTTCGTAAATGCAAAAACAACCTTCACACTTGAATTCATAAATAGGCATTACTTCCACCAACCCTTTGCCATTCCGTAGCCGTAAAGACCAAAAAGAATGCCAAGCGTGTTAATCGCAACAAGATAATAAACAATCCACTTGGCGATCATTGAGCCACCGTCGCATCAACCTTGCTGATCAAGAATGTTTCAACTGCGCAACAGATCGGGTCGGGCATACTTTCCGCCTTCGCGGTGATCTCGTATAACGCATCGCATCGAAAACAGACATAACTAAAAAGATTCCAGTTCATCGACCAGTCACCGCCCATACGAACGACTCGTAATCTTCACGCGCTTGATCGTGATCTTCTCTAGGGTTTTCAGGTACTAGCGAAGTAATTGCCTCAGTATGACAACAAGGGGTCACAAAGTAATTTTCTTCTTCGTTAAACATCATCTCAGAAATTGTCCATAGATCGTTGTTTGAACACCAACCACAGGTAAACTGGTCTGAGTCGTCATAGTCGTACTGCGCGTAATACACCGCAACAAGAACCGGCGTTGATTTCGTCAGCTTGCCGCATTTATTTCCGCAAGTTGGAATGTTCATCATTTCTTCGTAACGCATTAGAGACCGCCTTCACACTTGATCATGTCGCCCCAACAGTAACCTGAGCCCGTCCACCAAATGTGATTGACGAGATAATAAGCTGCAATAAGTCCAACAATCGCCAGCGTTCCAAAAACTACACGACGGCGAATTACATACTTTCTATCCATTTTCTTAATCATCAAAATCAACTCCTTGTTTTAGTAGGTCAACACTTATCTTTAGCGCGCACCATTCACATTCGTAAATAGCGGCATCTTCTCCAACGAGGTTAATGATCAGACGGTTAACGAACCCGCCTTTAGACCCGCACCAAATGCAGTTCATAAGTCCACATCCTCGTCCCAGTCGTGATGCGGTTCAAGCCATAAGATGATGCAGAAGATCATCGTGCAGACTGCAAGCCCTAGAAGCATGATCTCAATCATTTAGAGCACCTCGCCGTAGTTGGTTGTGATCATGTAAGTGTCGTCAGCGGTGTCGTAGTAGACCCGGTACTGATGGTTGAGAGCTTCTAGGAATGCTTTGGCAAATAAAACCGCCGGGTAACTTTCTACCCAATAAGCGCGGATGAATGAGTAATCGACTTCAGTCGAAGTTTCAAAGTCGATGTCTTCAAAGCGACCTTCTTGAAGTTTCCAGTCGGCTTGGTACTTGTTCCAGTTGGTTGAGTTGATTGTGAGCTGCTCAAAATCATTTGATGTAATTTTCATTATGCACCGACATTCTTTAGATAGCCGTTTTTATCTAATACTTCATAGCCTTCAGCCTGTAAAAGAGCCCATATCGCTTCAAGGCATTCTGCGTCGCTCATTTCATCGCCATCAGTTAGCCCAATTTGTACGATCGCATAAATAAGTTCATCTTTAGTCATTTACGCACCTACGCTAAATGAATCGTTTATAAATTCTGAATTAACGCGCCAATTAATGCAATCGCCACACGACCAAACTCCGCAACCGATGTGTTCTAAATCCGTGCGCTCTTGATTGCAATCATTACATTTTGCTGGTTTTACTAATTTTTTAGCCATTTTTTTGCCTTCCGTCAAAGGGGGCGTTGTTGCCCTGTTAACGGATAGATTACACGATAAATTACGAATGCAACACTTCTAGAGCTTTATTTCTCAAAAATTTTTATATCTGCTCCAGGCTCGTCGGAATAGACTTTTTCCGCTTTTATGTCTATTACCTGAGCGTCGTCCCGATAGGCAATTCCAGTCAGGGAATCCAGCACCCCGCGTATGTATTTATCGAGGTCGGGGGCTACCGTCGGGTAGTTACGCTTGACCGTCTTCGGACGACGAACTCTGAAAATGATCTCAATTCCGATCGCGCCTTCAACTGGCTTCGCACCGGCAAATCGAGCTGCTAAAGCGATGGTTGATCGCCAGACGGCTAAGGCTGAGCCTTGCGAGTGCAAAATATGACCATTGATGACTTTCATTGACCCCTGTGGCACAGGAGTTCCGTCGCAACTGAAAGAGATCACCCGATAAGAGTAACCGACTCAGTAACGACCTTATGGGCTTGCCCGCTCGCATTTTCGAGATAGAAGTCGTATGCGCCTGAATAATCAGATTCAACTGACTTAACTGTGAAAATTGCGTCGCCAAACTTAACTTGATCGCCCAACTGAATAAAACTTGGGCTAACTTGCGTAGTAGTCATAATCACCCCCTTTCGGTTGCGTAATGCTTACGCTAACTGTATCAGATTACTTACGGATTGCGTCGAATTTGACCCAATAGAGCTTTGACGGATTCGGGCATTGGAGAGCCCTCTGAGACATCATCGGCACTAAACCGAGGTGGCACTATGGTCGGCGCAGTATTCACCTCTCCAAACCGCTTCTCCGCCCGTTTTTGAGGTAGTGGGGAATCGAGCCAACGATCGCCATTGAGCCAAGTCGCTGGATGAGCAGTAAACGCTGAGTCTCGATTCGGGTCTCTCGCGTATCGATCAGCGCCTTCAGTAATGACTTCGGGCGTTGTTTTCTTGATTGCTTTGACCCAAGCCTTCATTGCTGAGCCTTTGCCGACTTTGATCGGGTAAGTGTTCCAAAACTTTTCAAAGTCTTCGGTATATATATCTTTTTTTGTATCTGTATCTGTATCTGTATATGTATGCGATTGCTCACCATCCGCTTGGCGATCGCTTAGCGAACGCTTGGCGAACGCTTGTTTTGCGCTGACAGATGCCTTCTCAGACTTCTCTCGAACCTTAGCCAAATCGTTCTCGACTCTCGCATGAGTCCAAATGTCGCCATCAATCCAAAAGAATTCAGCAAGAATCTCGCGATTGTCTTCCCACTCTTCCGGTGTCATTCGCGCTACGAAAGCGAGTCTTTCTCGACTGTTGTTGAGAGGCTTGCCTTGTTGCCAGTAATTCATCAGTAGCAGAATGTAAGCACCATGTTGAGTCGCATTGAGATGCGCGGTATCAGCAAGATAGTCGTTCACATAGAGCTGCATATACGGTAGAGAATTCATTGCGCCTCTTTTCGTTTAATTGCTTCAGCCATTCCATTTGTTCCCGGAAATAAATCATCTAGCGTGTCGCCAAATTGATAATTGAGTAAATCTAAAATCCAATCATTAAATTTATCAGGCTTTGCGCCTTGCAATCCTTTTTTCATAGCTATTGGGCAAGATAGCCAATCGCGCACCATTGGTTTGCGTTTGTTATCTTTGCGCCCCCCCCCCATCAAAACCGCTTCCCATGCAAATTGATTAGTTGTTCCTCTGATTTGATGAAAAGTTTTTGTCCAAGCGCACACGCGAATATCATCGTGCCCTTCTAATAACCAATGAAGGTTTGCTGGATTGCAAGACATAGCCCATCCATCAGGGTATTCAGTTTTAAGTTGCGTTATTAAATCTCTATGTGATTGTTTGTCATCCCAAATAGCCGCCTTTTCATGCAATTTGCCATACATTTTTTTGCCCATCGTGTAATACGGTGGGTCAGCATAGGCGAATCTCATTCTTTTCCAATCGCCTGATAAATCATTTCTTTGGTAATTCCATATCGATCAAAATCTTTGAAGACTTTAGTTTTAAGATCGGAATTCTTACGATCAAGTAACGCTTCTCTTTCATCAGAAGTCATCCCACCCCACACTCCATACTGTTCGTGATGTGTTGCATACCCTAAGCATTGTTTCCAAATAGGGCAAGGCGCGCAGGTGAATCTAAAGACATCAACATCAATTAACTTTGAGACCCCACGATCTTCGATCTTGTAGAAGAAATCCGTCGGCAAGTTCTTGCAAGCCGCCCTACTCCAATCTACTTCCATATAGTCAGGGTTTTCGTAGTTATCAACAAGCGCATCAAGTTGATCGCGGTTATATGTTCCATCTTCAAATTGATGGATTTCGTACTTCGCGACCCACCGGTGAATCGTTCTCTGAGTTACTCCATAACGAGTCGTAGCCGCGCCTACCGTGATTTTGATTGACATCCGTTTACTCCCGTCGCATCGTAGTAATTGCAATATGAGCGACAGAAAAAAACATCTTTCTCAGGTTCGGGAATCTCGCCATTCTTTGCCATCTCTTTTACTTCAGCCAGCCAAGCAAGCCCGCGTTGCGCCATTTCAGGGTCATAAGGCTCAGAGTGTTCGCGAACATCAGCGAAACCGCCATCTCGCGCTAGAGCTACGAGCGTGACCTTCTCAACTTCATATCCGTTTTGTGAGAGCAGATAGCCATAAACCTGAACTTGCATCCGTTGTTGCTCTGAGGGGAAGTAACGCAGACTCTTTGCCTTTGTCGTCTTCCAATCGACAATCTGTTTCTTGTCTTTG